TCACCATCATTGATCTGCATGGCGGCCGTATGCTTGATCAGTTTTAGTATATCATCGCGATCAGCAAAGTCTATGTCAACGTCTGTTGAATATTTTACCATCCTGCTTTCCTCAACATTTCTTTCATGTATTCCGTATCACCTGGATAATCTCTCAAGATCCTTGACCAACGATCTGGATCCAGGAAGTCCCAAACTATTGCTAGTTGTTCCTCAGTTAGGTTCTCTAACCACTCATGTCCTGAGTCACAGTTGAATATAGTCCAGCCAGTTACACGTCCTGTCGTAACATAGTGACATATCTTGTTTGAGTTACCGTAACGCAGGAAGTGTTCTGTTGGATTTTCTGTTGCCTCAGACCAATCCATTGATGTTTCCAACGCTCGGGTAAGTGCGTCTGTTGCGTTCTCTCTATAAATATATTCCTTGAGGAACTCCTCATACATCTTGTCTGAACCCCAATAGTCTATGCGTTTGTTATTCTTTAATAACCATTCAGCAAATCTGGTTGAACTAACGACACGGGCGTTGACACAGTAGTTGCCAAACTTAACGAATGCCCTGTAGTATGCTGACTTGGCAAACTCATCAAATGTCTTGTTCTTTGCCGAGCCCTGTGTGACTTCATAGAAGTTCAAGTAGTTTTGGAACGCTATACGTGTGGCCGGATCGTCCTTGGTCTGATATCTTCTCTTCTGTTCACAGACGTGGACCTCCAAGGTGGTCTCCTTACGGAACTCACGCTCACAATATCTACATTTAAAAATCTGACTTAATTCGCTTGTCATCCCACCCTAGTTCTTTACAATATTCTTTTATCTCTTTTTCAGTGTTCATCTCTAAGAACATGTCCATTTCATCTGACTTCATGTTTGGATAAAGTTCTGCCACTACCTTACGTAACTTGTTTGTTGACTTACCTTCTTTTTTCTTTGAAGCCAACCAATAATGAAACTGATTACCCATATTAGGTGATACTGTGGTACACATTAACCACTGTAGTTTTGTGTGTTTGTTTAAGTCAAAGAAATATTTGTTGACATACTTATTAGTGGCCATCAAGTAGTATGCCTGTAAGTCTTTGTTGCCACCCACACTGGCACCATATCTCAACATTAGATAAGTTGAGAACTGTTTCTTTTCCTCATCAGTGAACTTGTCATAGTAGTCTCGATCCTTTCGATCGTAGGCCGCCATTTCATTACCAATGTATAGTGGTGAACTTTTATCTGCCATTAGAATGATAAAGTGTAGTTAACAATTTCACAGTTACGGCTAATGTCCTTGACGAAGTAGCAACACTGTGGCTTTGGTCCGTCACTCAAAGGTATTGTCAATAACTGTCCGTTTTTAAGTTTAGGACTATACCAGCTTACATCCTGATAAACATCAATGATCTCTATATCAAGAAAACTTGGTCGCCAATCAGTTAATGAGTTGAACTGAAACGCTCTAAATCCTCTGTCATTGATTGATGTTAACGGTAACACTTCTAAATCACCTACGTCAGGTTCACCTATCAATATCGACCAATCAACTGGCATCCTAATCTTGTGCTCACCAATCTTTAACACCAGTGCCGGCGAGTTAAATGATTCCAAGAATATCAAAGGTATCCAATGATAGTCTGGGTTGCTTGGGTCGCTGTTGTCCAAGATGTTGAAACGCATGTCGTCAACTTCCTCTGGGAGGGTGTCGAGATCATATTTCACGTTGTCTAATGTTAGTATTTGCATGTTACTCCTATTATACGTGACATAGTCGTGCCTGTCAATTGTTAATTCCATCATTAATCTTTCTTGTAAATGCCTGGGCAAACTGCCGTTGGCTATCAAGTCCAGGATGCGGATCATCCTCTGCTATTGTGTCTATCTTAGTTGACAGCATGCTGTCGTATAAATTTAACCATTTGTGTTCCTGTATTCCGCCGTGTTTCTCGTACTGATCATGTATCATATTGTAGAGCTCATGTACTTCCTCGTCATCTCTGTTCTCAACATCAAGCAATTCCTGTTCATAAGCTGTTAGTTCACTGGGCAACACAAAATTCTTTCTTGTAAAAAAATTTTGACTAAAAGGTAAAAGTCCATTAACGAAGAAAATGTTTTCCTTCATACTGGACAATATATTAACATACCTAACCAGTTCTAGCAAAGACCAATGATCATTATGATATCTGCGGAGTCGTTTACCTAGATCCGTTAACCAATCACGTGTAATAGTGTCTCCAGTATGTAATCCTATGTCATAGTTATCAATGAGATTTAACTTAGAGGACGTATCCCATCTCTCTAGGCCAAATTGTAAGTTAAACCTAGGCACAGCACTCCACTGTACTATCACTAGATCATAATTATCCTCAAAAAGTTCTTCCATTGTGTTCATAAATATCCAGTTGTTGTCAGCACCGGTCAATGAAAGATTAACAATTTCTGAGTCTGGAAACATTTGATTACACCAAAGAGCTGGATTCTTTTCCTCGTCTTTAAGGCCAAAGCCCTTTGTAAAAGAACATCCTGTGACTAGTATCTTATTGCCATTCAATTTTTTCTACCTCAAATGGATAATTTGCTTCTTTGTAAAATGCCTTACGTTTTGTTAGGTGTCTTTTAGCAAACTTACATGTTGATGTTATATCCCAAATCTGCACGAAATCTTTATCCTCAGCCTTTCTAATGCCTCTACCAATTGACTGAATAACACGTACAAAAGATTTGCCAGGCTCAATGAGAACAAGATTAAAAATCCTAGGAATGTTAATCCCAACAGCGGCAACACCATAAGTGGCGATAATAACCTTTCCATCCATTGTGGCAACTTCGTCATATTCATCTTTCCTATCCTTTGCTTTGGTTGCTCCTGACACGAACACCGCATCATTAACCAATTCTGTTAGTTTCTTACCTGGTGCTATCCTGTCTACCAGTACTAAAGTGTTACCGCTGAGTCTTACTTTGTCAATTAAACTAGCCATGTACTCCATGCGTTCTTCTGTTTCTAATAGATAACGCAGTTCATCTTGGTACGATCTGTACTCAGCGTGGTCAACTAATTGTAGCACGTTCACGTGGCAGTTGGCTAATACGCCCTCCTGCTGTAGTTCATTCGCTGACAGTTTGCCCACAACATCACCTATAGAACAGCGTAGGCTCATGCGTTCATATTCTTCCTTGGGTATGGTTCCTGTGAGTCCCCAACGTATAGGAACACGGCTCATTGGTCCTGTCAATAAAGTCTTTAAGGCATCTGCTTTGGCCATATGTACCTCATCTACCATAACGCAGACCACGTCATGTAGGAACTCGTCTATAGTAATGTCTACATCCTTAGCACGTGTCTTTTTTAACAGAATATTCAATGACTGCCATGTACATATAGTGTGTGTCTTACCAAACTCCTTGCGGTCTCCAAAGAACACTCCAACGTCCAACCCCATATTAATATAGTCTACTTCGGTCTGTGTAACCAAACTTTTATTTGGAACAATGACTATGGTCCTACCATGTGCTTCACATCTATGACTCAACACAGCAGTACATAGTGTCTTACCTGCTCCGGTAGCTATCTCCTGTAAGCACTGTGGATTATTAAGGAACTTGTTAATTACTTCTACTTGGTAGTCTCTTAGAATGATCGGTTCGCCAGCTTGTGGGTGTCCAGGTGGCCATACGTAATCTGAGTAACTGTCTTCTGATACTGGTTCTAATGGATAACTTCTTTGGTAGTCTCTGTAGTCTTCTAGATCAACATCATAATTGTATTCTTCTAACACCGGAAGTATTTCTGAAAGTAAATTAATATAAGTTGATCCACCAAGTTGAAAGAACCCAACTTTGCCGTCCCATCGCCCTAGCCTAACTGCTGGCATATAACGAGCACCAGGAACTTCAAATTTAAATTTGTCAGATAGTTTTTTGCGGACGTCTAGGTCTAGTCCTTCGATTTTGACGTTAACTTCGTCAAGTACATGTAATAAAGCCTGCTTCATATAGTTTTAATTATACTGTTAAGCAGGCTTTTTGTCAAACTAATTTTACCAATTATCTACGTTTCATACAAGTAACTTCAGCCATTTCTCTCCAATTTGAAGTTGACACTTTTCTTAAGTCAGCAATCTTAAGTGCCATACGTAGACTTAGTTCATTTAAGTTATCCTGATTATCAGTCATAAAGTCTAACATTTCTTCAACTTGATGTCCATTAAAATCATAGTCTTGATATAGGGCACCAGTACCAGCAATCTGTTTGATACGTAAAAGTTTATCACGTGCTGTGTCAAGTGTAAGATCTAAGTAGTGACATCTTGATTGAACAGCCTGTAAGTGATCCTGTAACTTTTTACTTCTAATATTATCAAACTTAACGTTAGTAATAAAAATTGCTGAACCTTCAAAGTTAAATGTTTCAGGGACGCCCTCGTTGCGTAGTTTGTAACTGTCTGTGTTCCAACATATCTTACGGGTCTTCTTGCTGTCAAGTGCGGCCTTTAAGATGTTTAATGATAGTTCATCTTGTAATACACTATCACAGTCGTCAAACACTAGGACGTTGTCTTTTTCTTTGTAGTTGAATAGTTTGCAGTATAGACCAATTGCTGACATGGCACCCTTGACAACATCATATGGTTTTGGTCTTGAACCTAACTCGCTGTAAATGCCTGCCTTTTCTAACTGTTTCTCAACTCCGTATGATTTACCAACACCTGGAGGGCCTACTACGATCATAGCTCTCACATCACCATTGATACAGGCCTTGGTCATGTCGTCTAGTATTGAAAAACGTTTACCAATACGTTCAATGATTTGTTCGTCTGTTTCTTGCGTTTTGAATTTTATTGTTTTTGCTACCATGTTACCCCCATAACGTTATTCATACAAACATTATAGCAGTTTTGGATTTATTGGTCAACCAAAATTTAGCCAACAAAAAACCCTACAATTTGTAGGGTTGATTGCGAGATTCTCAATTACTGTATATTAATTATAAATTGTCTCTGGACTAAAGTTCCATGTACAAGTAAATGTTGATCCGTCTTCGATAATTACCCAGTTTTGTTTCTTTGCTTCGTCTGTTGACCAATCTACTGCTACGCCATCAATTTGGGCTGATTCCCTAATATCGTCGCACTGGAAGAAGTTAGTGAAATCGTTCTGTATATTAGCGGCATAGATCGCTGTGTTCTGTTCGTCGGTGGCCTGTGTCACAGTACCTGCTAATAATGCGTTATACAGATCTGTGCCAAGTGCTGACTCACCTAGAGTGTTTGCCACGTGTGCCTGGGCCGCCGCTGACACGTTAGTTGCGTCAGGAATGTTTGTGTCTACCCAACTTGCTGTTAGTATGGGTTTAGGTGTTCCATTAGCGTGTGTTGGTCCTAGGCATAGCTCACCCCCACTAACTGCTAATGAGTATGATAAGTTACCTGTGGTGTTCTCATCTAATTCAAAACTGAATAAATGATTTTCCGTTGTTGGTTCGCCGTCTCTTACCGTTGTGGAGTCATTGACCGTACCGTTAAATACCTCTGTTCCGCCTACGGTCAATACTGCTGTTACATCGCCTGATTCGGCGTATGCTTGTCCGTAAACTTTAAATGTTCTGTTCGCCATTGTGAGAAATCTCCTTAAATTCTACTTTTATTTATCACTTAACGCCAATGCTTCTTAACATCACCGTCGGTTATTTCATGTGGTTTGGGTTCACCATGGAATACTACTATGCTAAGATCATGAAATATATGGTCTCTGGGTTTACCCTTATTGGGGTATGTGCGATATATGAAGTCTATGCCACCGTCCATGACCTGCCAACGAAAGCTCTTAATCTTATTCCAATCTAAAAAACCCTTGTGATTCTGTGGAACTTCAGCATTTACAAAGTCTTGATCGCCATTGAACTGTCGCATATAGTAATCGCTGGCCTGTTTGAACTTCTTCCATAGTCCGCTCCATGTCTCTGTGTTAAATACCATAACCGAGCTGTTGAAATTCCAGCTCTTACTCTTACGGAACAAGTAACGAAAGTCTCTAACTGCCCAAAACTTATCCTCACTTAGGTGTAGCATCCAGTCCAAGTTGCTAGTTATCACTACATCCAAATCAAAATAGAACAGCCTACCTTTATACGCCTTAGCATTGAATAACTGCATCTTGTACCACCATGACTTTTTAGGTCCTTTAACACCTAGATCACGGAGCTCATGTTTGATCATTGGTTTTGGAACATCTCTAGCGGCTTCAGTCCATACATGTAGATGTATAGGATAACTAAAATGTCTCTGTAATGACGAATACAGTTTCTCAACATATTCCCAAGAATAGTAGTCACCGTGTATCACACAGGCACAGTGGATACCGTGCTGTTCATAATACTGCCTTGTCGTCTTGTTCAAACCCATTGTTCCAATCT